CGGTGATGGCCCCGCCCCGGCGCACATCGAAGGCCACCACGGCCACGCCAGTCGAAACGATCCGCTTCACCTTGCCGATGTAACTATTGCCGGTGGCGGTGAGGACGAAGGTATCGTCATCGCTGGCATAGACGGGCTTGCCGATGTCGGTGGCCGCCACGCCGGCCACGGGAAGCTGGACCTCGCCGTGGGTCTTCACCTGGACGCGCACATTACCAGCGCTGCCGGTGCTGTTGTCGGCGTTCTGAACGCAGAAGCCGACGAACTGGTCTCCGGCATTCAGGGGGCGGGCATTCCCGGAAGCGGCTTCGATGCCCACCGCGGCGCCCTCGTAGATGATGTCGGTCGCCACCATCGGAAGGCTGTTGAGGTCGCCGAGCTCATAGGTCCGGGACTTGTCGGTTGCTAGAGTCGCCATGGTCGTCTCCTCCTACTTGGTGGCGATGCGGATGGTACCCTTGGCCTCGGCCTTCTTGTAGGCGAGGTAGGCGCTGAGGCTTCCGCCGAACTCGGCGCGCAGTGCTTCGTTCGCCTCGAACTCGGCCTTCCAGGCTTCCTCGCCATGGGGTGCGGAGGCGCCGAAATCAGTCGAGGGGGTCGCCGGTTCGGGGGCGTCTTCCTTCATGGCGCACAGCTTGGCCTCCCTGGCCTTGCGCTCGGCGGCCAGGACCGCAGAGGCGGCCTCGGGGCCGGTCGTCTTGCCGTCGAAGGCGAGGGTCTGGATCAGTGCCTCGTGCCCGGGCAGGGCCTGGGCCAGCACATCCCGGATACGCTGCCGCTCGGCGGTCGCACCCTCGGCCTTGATGGCGTCGAACACCGCTGGGTGTTCAGCCTTCAGGGTCTCGATGTCCATGCTGTTCTCCTTGTGAGAGGTTGCGGTTGTCGAGGCTGCACCGGCCTCGCTGGTCTGGTTCTGGGCAGCCGACACCGCGGCCTTGCCCGAGTCGCTGCCGAAGGTCTCGCCTTCCGCCAGGCTGTTGATGATGGCGTCCAGGGTGGAAACACCGTCCACCAGACCCGCCTCTATCGCTGCCCGGCCAATGAAGATCCTACCTTCGGCCATATTTTCAAGAACGGTCTCCACATCGACCCCGCGGAACTTCGCCACGTCGGAGACGAAGGCGCTGTAGACCGCATCCACCTGTTCCTGTATGTAGGCCCGGCCCTCGGGGGTGAGGGTGCCATACTGCGAGGCGATGCGCTTGAACTTGCCGGCCGTGATCTCGGTGGTCTTTACGCCACGCTGGGCTTCGGCGCCCGAGATGTCGGTGTGCGTGGCAACCACGCCGATGCTGCCGACCTGCGTGGTGTCCCCGGAGATGAATATGCGATCAGCCGCGGAGCCGATCCAGTAGGCGGCGCTGGCCATCATGCCGTCGGTGAAGGCCACGATGGGCTTGGTCCCGCGGTAGCTGGCGACGGCGTTGGCGAACTCCTGCGTGCCGTCCACCGCGCCGCCAGGGCTGTCGATGGCTAGCACGACGGCCTTCACCTGCGGGTCTTCCATGGCCCTGGCGAACTCCGCCGCGGCGTAGCTGGTGGAGGTCCCGCCGGAGATGTGCATCAGCAGGTTCATGCGCTTGGCGATGACGCCCTCGATGGGGAGCACCGCCACACCGTCAACCATCTCGTATCCCTTGGGCTCGTTCTTCAGCGGGCGGCCCAGTCTGGCAGACAGACCATCGAGGTCGATCTTTTCGCCCCGCACGTGCCGGTTGTAGATACCAATGACCTCCTGATACATCGCGGGCGTGATCGCCCACGGGGCGCATACCAGGTCAACGAGTCGGGCCATCGGTCCCCTCCTTCTCCGTGTCGTCGTCGGTGTCGTCTTCCGTCTCGTCCTTGGGCTTGGGCTGGCCCGCCTTGCTGGAGTCTCCGAACTCCTCGGGGAGGTCGCGGATGAGCCCGGCCTCGCGCCGCATCTTCACCTCGCGGGCGAGCTGGAAGTGCTTCGTCTCCCAATCCCCGCCGGTCAGGGCCGCGCACTCCTCGGCGTGAGTCGACAGGCCAAGCTCGATGCGCCTGCGGGCCGCTTCCACTTCCTTCGTGGGGTCGATCTGGCCGGGGGAGTCGCCGATCCACTTGGTCCCCAGGTAGGCCCGTCGAATGGCGGGGTCCTGGAAGTAGCCAGGGGCGATGACACGCCCGCGGGCCACCGCCTCATCCATCCACGCCTCGAACACCGGCTGACAGAAGGAGGTCGCGAGCCACGCTCGCCGCCCGTTGAAGAAGCGCCATGCCTCCAGCAGCGCCGCCTTGCTCGCGCTGTAGCTCGCCTTGAACTGCTTCATCAGCACCTCGAACGGGATCTCGAGGGCCATGGCCACCTGCACCATGATCGCCTGGATGAAGGGATCGAAGTTGGCGTTGGGCCGCCCAGGGTTGGCGACCTCGATGGACTCACCAGGAGCCAGGTCAATGATCGCGCCAGACTTGAGGCTCTGTTCGATCTGGCCCGCTGCAGGAGGTGCCCCGGTGGTGACGTCCGTGAGGCTCATGCCGGCATCGGACTTGACGAACACCGAGAACATGCCACTCACCACCGCCGCCATGATCTCGGCCTCAGTGTAGCGGTCAAGTTGCTTCAGGGCCTCCACCACAGGAGCGAGGTAGGGCACGCCGCGGGTCTGCCCAGGCCGGAGCTTGCGGTAAAGGTGCAACACGTTCCGGCGCCCGGTCTTCTTCCCGAAGGCGTCGTAGGGCTTCCACTCGTCCTTGGACCCGCTGATGTCGCCCGGGTGGCTGGTCCGCACGTAGTAGCGCACAGGGGCGCCCATAGCGTCCAGTTCCACACCTCCGGCGAAGGTGTTGGTCTCCTTCTGGCCCTTGGGCTGGCTCACGCGGTCGCCCTCGAGCAGCTGCACCTTTAGGGCGTAGATGCTCCCCATGGTCTGCACCATGGGGAGCAGCGCAAAGCAATCGCCGGACTCGAGGGTGGAGCGGAACGCCAGCTCCTGTAACCCGTAGAAGTCCAGGGTGCGGGAGATGTCACAGTCGGTGGTATCGGCCCACAGCCGAAACTCGCGCTCAATCAACTTCTGGGCCTCGGCGGCCTGCTCCTCGGAAAGGCCCAGGGCCTCCCGGTCGATGTTGCTCTGCAGGGCCAGGCCGGTCCCGACAACCGAGTTCACGACGCCAGCGACTGCGCCGGCAGCGATGGGGGTGTTGCGCACCAGGTCTCGGGAACGCTCCCGCATGACGGAAAGGTCGGGGAGGATGTCAGCGTCGGCGCTCCCGTTCGTCACCTTCCACTTCTGGGTCTGTCGCCGGTCCACACGCCCCGCCAGGTAGCCGCCGGCGACTGCCATCATGGTCCGGTCCCTTAGACGACGAAGGCCCCAGGATGGGCTGATCCATGACGCGAACTCGTCCATCAGCGTCTTCGGCTTCGCGTCAGTCATGTGGCACCACGAGCCGGACGGTCATGCCGGAACCATGGGACAGCCGCTGAACCCAGCGGTGCCAGTAGTCGATGTTCTTGCGGATCTCGGCCACGTTCGCCCTGGTGAGCGAGCGCCCGCCTATCGTGTAGGCTTGCCCTCCCGCCACGGCAAGGTCCGCCGCGATCCACTCATCGAGGTGCGCCTGGGCAGTCGCGAGGTCAAGTCCAGCCATGCCGTAAGGCTACGTCTCAGGCTCTACGTCTGCAAATGTATATTTCCTTCAGCATTGCCGGCCTTGCGGCTTGCGTTATCCTGGCTTGGGTGTGGTGGCCCACGCATGGGCATCCTGGAAGGGTCCCCGGGGTTTCGGCCCCGGGGATTTTTTCTTAGCCGATTCCATGAGACCGGAACCGGCGCCCGCGGGCCTGCTGGGGCACCGTCCCGCCGGTCTTCGTGGCCTCCAGCAGGGCAGCCAGGTCACGGAACACGGGCGCGATGTAGGTCTGCAAGATGAACAGGGCGCCCAGGTTGTAGACCTCCAGGTCCAGCGCCTCGTTCCTGGTGTGCGTCTTCACCCAAACGGTCTTCTTGGTGCGGGTCCGCTTGTTCGTGACCACGATGCGCTTCTCGCCCGTGAGCTGGGCGAGATACTCGTCGGTCGCCCAGTCCGGAAGGTGCATGTATCCCGGTCCCGGCTGGGGGATTTTCAGGCGCGAGAAGATCCGATCCTTGGCCTGGTGGGTGGCGATGGTGTAGAGCCGCACCGCCGACCGCTTGGTCGCGCCCTCGGCTGCCAGCACCGGCTTCGAGTTGAACTCCACGCCCTTGATGGCGAACACCCTGGCCCGCAGGTTCTGCCGCGGCAGCACGTAGTCGTAGACAGCATCCGTGTGGTGGCCGCCGCTGTCCACCACCGTCACCGCCACCTGCATCTTCACGCCGTCGGCCCGGGTCCAGGTGCGCGTGCGCAGCTCCTCCACGTCCTCCCAGACGCCCGTGTCCGTGCTTGGGTCACCCCAGAAGACCTCGTAGGCGATCAGGTAGGACTCTTCGCCAGGGGCCCAGCCCTTCACTGCGCACTCCAGGCGGTTGTCCTGCACGTCCACGGCCATCGTGAGGCA